TCCCCCCTTTAATACGAAGAGCAAGGTAATCAGCCACACGTTGAGCATAGTCAACATACTCGGCAAGCTGAATACGCTCACCTGCAATGTCGTTAATGTCCGTTTGTATGTTACTGAATATCTGACCTATAAGCTTCATTGAGGTAAGTAGATAAATCCTTGGAATTTCCAATTAGTCTTTGACACTGTACTTCTCGTCTTTTCATGTTCACCATCACCTTCACGTTGATTACCTTTTAACGATGGAGATGTGTTGCCTTCTACACAAAGAAAGGTACCGTCTGCTTTTACTTCCGATACGATTCCACAGTGTCCTGCACCACCACCGGTTGACCAACAGGCGATTGCACCTACGATTGGTATCTGACCTACGGTGACTACCTGACTTGTCGATGCACGTTCCCACATGGTCATTACGTGAGGATGCAGTACATGCTTGATACGAGCGTAGAGAGCGTCTTGTCCTTGATAATGCAGGTACCATTTAAGGATTGCTGAGTAACCACCCCATGCTGCTCCACGAGTCCAACCAAGGCGAGTCAGTAACACTTCAAAGTAAGGATTATCAAACCCGTGGTTATTACCAATTTCCTTGGTACCAACAAATTGTTTTATTGTTTCTACAAGCGTCATAATTTTAAATAAAGGGTACCAAGTTGAATTCACTATTATTTGTTCAACCACGAAAAATATAGATAAATGGTACCCTATCTATTTGTAAAACCTTGCGATGCTTTTACTCTCTCTGCTTGTGCGAACTGTGCTTCACCTACGAGATTTGCTGTAATCTGTTTGGTAAGTTCCGTAACCTGTCCGTCCAAATCAGGAGGTACCGCTTTCGATAGTTGTTCCAATGCCATTTTCTGTACCATCAGTACAAGCAAGCGGATGTGTTGGTCAGGCAAGTCAATCAAGTCAGTGAATCCGGTACCGGTAACATTCTCACCGAGTAAGTTGTCAAGCATTGGTTTACGTTGTCCGTAAAGAATGAATTGACCGGGAGTAGTGTAATCAGCAGGAGAGGTACCGGCAGTAGTTATTTTGTTACCTTGCAATATGAAGATACCATTGCCTGACTGTGACCAACAAAGTGATTGTCTGTACTGTGTGTTGAACTGCTTATTCATTTGCTCCGTAAGTTCGTTCATCGAGAGCTTACGTAAGTTACCCGTCCATACATTGGTCGTTGCACTTTGTCCGCTTGACTTTGCAGCACTGATACGGTTTACTCTTCGTAGTAAGTTTGCAGGGATAACACTACCCGCGGCTACGTTCGGCGTTTGTTGCGGTACCTTTTGTCCGGTATTGGCGGAAGCAGCAGTATATGCAACAGCAGTCTCAAGGTTCACCCAAGGACAGCCATTGAAGTGATTGCTACCTTCGAGTGCAATCTGCCATATTACCTCGTACCACGGCTCCTGTGCCATGTTAAGCAGTTCGGCAATGTGAGTTATAGCAAGGTTACAATGCGAGCGCAGGTTGGCGTTCTGTATGCGTTCGTTGTCAAGCTCATTGACAAGTACAGCAACTTCACTGATAACAAGTTGAGGAGTCCAATAAGACGATAAAGGAACTATCGCGGGAATAGCAGAAACAGGCATAATAGGTACCTTTTATTTAGCGAGTAAAGGGAGTATTTGTTCAGGTGTTAAATCACCACCATCAGTCATTCCGTAGAGTGTAGCTTTATTGAGTACTGTATTATAATAACTACTCTCAAAATCAAACCCTAAGGTACCGTCAGTTAGGACTTGATTTAGAGGGTATCTTATAAAGGACACTCCAAGGTAACGTCCGGTCAAATCAACCGAACCTTGATTAAGATATATTCTAAAGGCATTCGTTGCCGAGTAATTGTAGTTGAGGTTAAGCCATGCAATAGGGTCATTCATTTGTGAACGACTACCACGACTTGTAATCTTACGTGCTCTATATGCTGATACTATCGGTATTGGAAGTGAGTCTATGTCATCATCATAAAAGACATACACCCCAAGTACGTAAGCGATACTCAAACTGTCAGGGTTATTTGCAAGGTTATAGAAGTTGTCCGAGCTTTGCGCTGAACTTGGAATTGGATCGGGCAATTCTAACTTTGTAATCAAGCTTGGAAATAACGTTGCCATTATCTCTGTACTTTGTTCTCGTGGTACCGATGCTAACTGTGTGATAACTTCACTGATAATAGAGCAACAGGCACGGTAGAGATAATTCTTCCGTGCCTCTGCTGAATATCGAACTCCGTCATAGATAGTACTTAGCCCATCAGACTTGAAAGGGTCTCCTAAGTTACGGGCAAGTGCGCTATGTACTTCGTATAGTGTCATTATTGAGTCTGATTTGCTTTGATCCAAATGATGAAGTCCACGGTGTCCGTAGAACCTGCTGCACGGCAATCTACCGTGAGCGTATTAGCACCCGCGGAGTACGAGCTTGTGGCACGTCTAATGCAGGTATATCCGAATACTTCTGCATGACCTACGTAAGGAGCTACGTCAATGGTACCTTGATTGGATACCAACACTACACCCGGAACATAGACTGCAATCAAATCACCCGGACTGTTACCGGGACGAACGCTTAAATCGTGCATTACGACTGCTTGACTTCCAATGTATGTAGGCATTATTTTCTCCTTACTCGATAAATACGTGTAGTAACTGTTTGGGTAGATGCTTTGTTGTTCTTTGTTACCAATGCCACTCTACACCATTGCTGCGATGCAAGACGTGCAGTAATAACGGTACCGAATCCTGCCTTGGCATTATTCACAAGCGATACCACTGTTGGGTAGTATGCAAACGTTGTACTGTCATTGAACTGCGACGGACTAATATACTGAATTCTACCGGAACCACTGACGGAATCAGCATTGGCTTCCATCAAGAAGCTCAAGCTGTCACCTTCACAAGCTACGATAGATGAGTACGTAGTATCACTTGCTGACGCACCAAGGGATTTGGTAATAGTAGCAATCTGAGTAAATTCGTACTTTGACAATGATTGGGCACTTGCTCCAACCAACGATACCAAAACCAACAAGGTTAAAATGGTACCCTTAATCCAATTAGACATATCACCCCCTTAAAGGTTAAAGTTTAAAATACATTGATATTGTGCGTACCGACGTTCAAGCCCTTTGATGCCAATGAGCTGTTCCTTGTACGTTTGCTGACCTTTAGTCTGAATATCAGTCTCGGTCTTCATATCCCAACCATCATGAGTAGTCGGCGTGAAAGCATTGAGCGAGTTATCCAAGCACAAGCCACGCATATCCCAACCTGCTTCTGATAAGGTATAGCAAGGAATAATCCGTACTTTACCACCTGCACCAATAAGCTCTTCAATCGGAATGTCAAAGGAGCGTGAAGCGTCCTCATCATACCGCATATAACCGGAGCTAAAGAATGCTTTCTTGAGTTCTGTGTACAATCCAAGACCGCAATAGAAGTCACGTTCCTGACCACCACCAAGCTTGAATACTTTATCAAGCAAGTCAAGCATACCTTGGTAATTCAACGAAGGAGCACCGTAGGTCAAAATGTGATCGGTATCTTTCTTGATAAACTCAACTACTCCACCCATCGAGTACATTACCCGACCGAGTGTGTCCATTGATTTACCTTTACGTCCGAACAGGAATGTACGTTCCATGTCCAGAGCAGACTGACGAGCGCGAAGCATCTTCTCAATCTCTAAGTACGACTTATTGAGGAACGTCTTTTCAATCAAGGACTCCTTGGTAATCTCTACCGCGTATTTGAATTCTTGGGTGAAATTGTTATCCATGTACGGATTACGGTGCAAGCCACTCGGTGCGTCTCCACCTTCCGGGAAGTTAGGCAAACCACGAAGCAACTGATGTGTACCTGCTTTGATTTTACCTGCATCACCTGTGTTCGTTGCTGTAGTCACCAAACTTGGAGCATGGTACCCTACAATGTATCCACCTTGGTCTGTACTGCCCGAAGCCATCCAACATCTTTGTAAGGTAAGTTGAGTGGAGCCGGTACCACCAGAGTCTTTTGCACCTTTGGCGATTAAAAGAACAGGTTCGTAGTTTGTGAAGAATAACGTTGGGTCTGAACCTGACTGTCCGAACGTTTCGCTAAAGTGAACACTGATAGGTTGATTACCTACCGGATTACCGAGAGCAGGTGGAATGTTACTGCCCGGCTGTGTATTGACAGTATAACCGGACTGGTTAGCTGCATACACTTGACCACCTTGCAAGTACACAGACTTTACTTCTGCATACAAGCCCTTTACATAGAGCATGTCATTGAGGATAAGCTGTGCTGCCTGTGCATTCGATACGCTGATGACCGTGTGATTGGTACCTACTGCCGAATCTACCGTAATGTCGATGACACGATCCAACTCGTTGATTTCCTGTATGCGGTGTTCACGAGTAGTCGTAATCTTAGATTTAGGGTACCGTTGATTTATCATAGACAAAAATCGTGTGGTACCACGAGTGATAAAGCCAAGCATAGACAAGTTGTCCATACCTCTCTTCATATATCTTTCAGGAATGAGTCCGCTCGATGCTATCTGTGCAAAGATTCCATCTTCGGTACCTACCTGTGCTGTTGATGCCATTGCTTGCTCCTAATAAAAATTAATTATATCCCATTGCATTGTTAAACATTCTCGTCCAATCGTCACCGTAAACTTTAGGGCGACCATCGTCCGTACTTTCCTTGCGTTCTTCTCTGCTAATTGGCTTTGCATTACCAATCGTTTTCAGTTCCTTGGTAGTCTTTGCTCGTTCCTCGGCTCTACCTTCCTCCTTGGCTCTTGCAAGGTCGTCCTCGTATGTCACAACCCGGAGTAACTTCTTTAATGTCCATGTCGGATAATCCTCTTTGAGTTTATTGACGAGTGCATCATACTGTTCCCTTGGAACTTCTTTGAACTCTTCTTCATATACTTTATCAAAATCTAATGGTACCGATTGTTCTACTTGTTTAGGTTGATACCCTTGTATTAATTGCTCTCTACGTTGGTTCTCTGCTTCGTAGTGCCGGACAAGTTCTTGGCTGCGGTTGAATATCTTAGCACTGATACTTGTCGGTTTGATGACCTGCTTTTGGTCGAACACGTCAGCGTAATCATCTCCAAATTCTTCCTTTAGTTTCTGCTCGATTGCGGTGTCAATTTCCGTCTCATTCAGTACAGGATTGATACCTATCTTTGCAAGCTCTTCCGGGAAGTTCTGACGTAAGAATTCAGAGTTACCTTGCTTGTGTGCAATATACAGTTGTTTGAAGTTCTCAATATCTTTCTCTGCATCAAGCAACCTTTGTGTATTTGCCTCGACAAGTTTATTTGCAAGTTCCTCACTGCCGAGCATACCATGTAAAGCTTTATACTTTTCTTGGTACCATGTAGGTTCAGCATCAGCAGGCGGTACCCATTCTTCTCCAACATAAGCAGGATATTCAAATTCAGGTTCTGTGCTTTCGGCTACTTCCGTAGTTTCGTCCGTAGTTGTCTGTTCAGCTTCTTCTTGCGGTACGTCGTCCTGTTCAGCAGCATACGCTATATCATGGAAACTCACAAGTGGAGTCATCTCGTGTTCTTCTTCTTCTAAATATTCGTACATAATGGTACCATTATAAATTGTTTAAAACAAATCTGTTAATTGTTCACTCTCAGAGGTACCACTTTCAGCTTTCAACATATCTGCTTCATGGCTAACATCTTGCTTGGCTAATTCGATGTGGTTACTCATTGACTGTTGGATGTTCTGATTCTCGAGTGCCTTATTACGGTTAGTCTGTTCTTCGAGCTGCTGCTGCATTTGACCGAGCTGTGCTTCAAGGTTTTTAACCACGTCCATATCCTGCAACATTTTGTCAGCTTCGGGAATGTCCATAATCTTGAGAGCGTACTGTGTCAGTAAGTCAGCTACGTGCGGATTGCTTGTCTGTCCGCTTATCGTTGCAATGAGCTGTGCAGCCATCTGACGGGCTGTAGGTAGGTTATTGGCAATGTTCACCCGAACCTTGAACTTCAAGTCCTCACCTCCTTCTAACATCTCAAGTTCTTGAGGATTGTTCTGATCGTCGAAGTACTGCAGTATCTTTCCTTTGGGTGAGTACGCTTGCATGAACTGGATGGTGACCAGTGCAAGTTGTTGAAGTGAGTTCTCGATGTATCGTCCGTACAACTTCACTCTTTGGGTACCGAAGTTCTGTAATGAGTTCATACCGCTTGCAGTGTCAGGTGCTCCTTGTTGATTACCTTGCATTACTCCAAAGATACCTGTGATGTATTCTGCCAAACTTGTAAGCATGGTAATGATTTGTACCATACCCTGATTGACCGGACTTGCGTCCATTATCTCCGGCTTACCGTTGTCCTTCAAGTTCTCGTTGTATTCCCATTCGAGTACTGCACCCGGCTGACTGTAATCATTCTCCCATTGTGCAATATTCTCAATCGCACCTTTGGGGGCAAGTATCTTACGGTTGCTGTTGATTTGCATGTCATAGATTAAAGCAGCCCAGTACTTGTTCATTGCCTTCTGTACATCCTTGATGTAATGCACAAGTCCGTAGGTCTTGTTCGGACTGCGGTTGTGACTAAAGCAAAAGTGTACGAGTGGCATGTCTTGGCATGGCAATACTTCTTTCTCCATTACATGGGTACCAACCATTAATGTTCTCTCGATTTGTTTACGCTTAATCTTTTCCAACTCATACACAACCTTAGTGGTACCTCCTAATGTTTCCATTTCAAACGCGGGTACCATGTCATCCATTTCTTCGAATGCCTGTTTCATTTGTGCGTATTGCTGTGCAAGTGCTTGACCTTGTGCTGCTACTTGCTCGTTAGCTTCGTTTAGTGACTCCTGCTGACCGAGAGCTTGACTTGGGTCAGTACTTGTCTGTACTTGCTCTTCTGCTTGCTGTGAAGCATCCATAGACGTTTGCTGTGCTTCCATAGCCGCTTGCAGTTGTGGTAGCATTTGTTCGAGTTGTTGTCCAAGTTTAGCTTTGTCTTCATTTGGTACCGTTATAGGTTTTGGTTTCTTGGTAGCTAAATCTCCATTATCGGATATGTAAACACGGTTAAGTTTTTTCTCGTAGAACGTCCGTACCCAAACGTACTTGTCATTACGGAAATCACCGTAGCCACCGGTACTGACACTTGCCGGGAATAAGTACGGGTCTCGTGCTGTATCGCCGTATCCTGCACCCATACTACCTGATGATGCACTGATATAATCCTCATCGGCAAGGGTAACGTCGTACTCACGTTCTGCTTTGGTCTTTGGCAGTACCTTGACTATGCAC